GTCTCAACTGGATAACAAGGCAAGTTCAGCCGCATCTCCAGTAATAACCCTCGGTGGCGATTTAACTGGTTCAGTTACGCTTACAAACCTTGGAAACGGAACCCTCACAGCAACTATCGCCGCAAACTCCGTTGCTTTGGGAACAGATACATCTGGAAACTATGTAAACGACATTACTGCTGGAACTGGTGTCACGGTTACGCATACCCCAGCAGAAGGTTCATCTCCAACCGTCGCTATTGGCCAGGCAGTTGGAACGGCTTCCGAAGTCACATTTGCCAAGGTCACTACAACTGGGAATGTTGTTGTCGGTGGAAACTTGCAGGTTACAGGCACTACAACAACTGTGAACCAAACGAGTTTGGCAATTGAAGACCCGTTGATTTACCTTAACGACGGAAGCACCGTATCTAACCCAGACCTTGGATTTGCTGGTAATTACAACGACGGAACATATAAACATGCTGGTCTTTTTGCCGACGCATCTGACGGACAGAAATTTAAGTTCTTTAAAGGTTTGACTGTTGAGCCGACTAACCCAATCAATACGGCACACGCCTCGTACGCGGCAGCAGATGTTGTTGCCAACACATACGAAAGCACTGTTGCAACTGGCACCGCTCCGCTAACCGTTGCTTCAACAACTGCTGTAACCAACCTGAACGCAGACCTCCTTGATGGCCAACATGGTTCATATTATGCACCAGTAAATAACGCATCCTTCACTGGAACCTTCAGTGCTCCATCTGGAACGATTACCAGTTCAATGATTGCCGATGGAACAATTGTTGATGGAGACATCAATAGCGCCGCCAGTATTGCCCTGTCAAAATTGGCTGATGTGGTCACGAATGCCCAGACAGCAAGTTATACGCTTGTGTTAGGCGACAGGTCAAAAATTGTTGAAATGGGAGTTGGCTCAGCAAACACACTTACCATCCCGCCAGCATCGTCTGTCAACTATCCAATTGGAACTCAGATAAATGTGCTCCAAACTGGCTCTGGGCAGACCACAATCACACCAGGTGCTGGGGTCACGGTTAACGGCACCCCAGGATTGAAGGTTCGGGCCCAATGGTCGTATGTTACGCTAATCAAGCGAGCATCAGACTCATGGGTGGCTGTAGGAGACCTTTCGGCATAATTTATGGCAGCACAAAATCAATCTCTTGATAGTGGTGGTAAACAACCAACTACGCCAACTGTTGGAACACCAACATTTGACAATACGAATGGCAATGTCTCTGTTCCGTTTACTGGTTCCACCTACATAGGTAAAGGCACAATCTCTTATACGGTCACATCTAACCCTGGAAGCATTACCGCAACTGGCAGTTCCTCCCCGATTGTTGTTAGCGGGCTCACGGCTGGAACCGCCTACACATTTACCGTCAAGGGCACTGCGTCAAATGGCGTTGAATCTGGTGTTTCCTCTGCTTCAAGTTCTGTCACTCCTGGAATTAAGCCAAGTGCGCCAACAATTGGTACAGCATCGTTTAATAACACAACAGGTGCCGTCTCTGTTCCTTATACTGCTGGCTCGGCTGGTTCTGGTGGAGTCACATTCACTGTTGCCTCCACACCTTCTGGGGCTAGCGGTAGTGGTGCTTCTCCAATCACGCCAACTGGAATCACCCTTGGGACCGCGTACACATTTACCGTTACGGCTACGAACGCATACGGTTCAAGCACCTCTGCTGCATCAAACTCCATTACTCCTGGAATCAAGCCGTCAGCGCCCACAATTGGAACAGCAACTGCTGGAAACGCGCAAGCAACAGTTGCCTATACCGCTGGAGCCACTGGCACATCTGGGTCGGTCACATACACTGCAACATCAAGTCCTGGTGGACTTACCGCAACTGGAGCATCACCAATAACGGTGACTGGTTTGACCAACGGAACCGCTTATACATTTACGGTCACAGCATCAACCGTATATGGCTCCAGTACTTCTGCTTCTTCAAACTCCGTAACGCCAGTAGCGCCTCCATATTTCCCACCGTTCTTTCCGCCGTTTTTCCCACCGTTCTTTCCGCCGTTTTTCCCACCGTTCTTTCCACCATACTTTCCTCCGTTTTTCCCACCTGCATTTAAGTAGTTGAATGCGATAAAATCGCTTCAACTATTACAAAGAGGGCGTATGCAGCGTAAAACAACAAGTCTTACAATTCTCCCAAATTTTATTTCCGATATTGACGCTAAAGATATTGTTGATTTAGCAATAAAATCAGATGGAAAATTCAATTTTGAAATAACTGAAGACGGGAAACAAATATCAACAGCAGATAACTCTGTTGGGAATATGGGGTGGGAAGAAGCACCTACAAAACTTCGTAATGGGTCCCCTTATTATGTTCCGTCTTTTTCAGCAGACCCAAAACCAACTAAAAACAATGGTTTTGCAATAAATTATCGCGAAGACACGGAACTATGGGCGCTGGCTGATAGGCAAGTCTCTTTAGTATCCGAGCATATAAGCAGCATGTTTGACATAGAAAAACTTGACCTCATGGCGACCATATTTCGTCGTGGTACAACTGGTGCAACAATGCCACCGCACCAGGACGGTCCAGTATTGAATGGTACTCAATTGGTGGATATTGACTTCAGTTGTTTTATGTTTTTAAATGATGATTTTGAAGGTGGTTCTATACATTTTGAGGAACTAGGGGTTTCGTGGCAACCAATTTGTGGTTCTGCAGTTATTTTAAGCAACACCTCAACCAAGTCAATGGTGCATGAAATCAAGCCAGTGACCAAGGGGGAGAGATTCTCTATAAATGCTTTTTTCAAGATTCTATAATCGGCTAGGATTCAACAATGACCTCCCCGTGGAAAGTTCAGCCTGGCTATTTTGGAACCACAAAAAACAATATTTTGATTCTTGATAATTTCATTGAACTTGAAGACTTGAAGAAAATTTACGGATTTGCGAAATCAATAACCGAATGGGAAAACCCAGCAGCAGAAAATCAGTACGATGAAAACGGAGTCTGCATTTACGACGCTAAATATTGGAATAATCGCCAATGCCCTGCGCACCTAATCAAAAAATACAGTCCAGAAGTTCACGATATTATTGACTCATATATCGTAAAACTTCAGAAATACTCAGAAGATTTTTATAAAGTCAAACTAAGCAAAAGAAGTCCTGTCATAGTTAGGTGGTTTGATGGGCTTGAGCAGCGCCCACATGCAGATAAACAGATGCTTGATGGGTCCCCCAATCCGTTTCCCGACTATGACCTCAATGGCCTCTTCTATTACAACGACGATTTTGACGGTGGGGAGTTGTACTACCCAGAACACGACTTGGTAGTTAAGCCACGACCTGGTTTAGCCGTCATGCACCCAGGAGATATTCACTATTTACATGGGGTAAAAACAGTCATCGGAAACGATAGATTTACAACACCTACATTTTATTCAGTTGAAGAACTTCTTTAAGGGGAAGCAATGAATTTTGAATACATCGGCGATAGAAAATTTGGGATTATCGCCTACAGGAACGCGCTTGGAAAAGAACTCAGACTACCCGAACGCCTTGAAGAGACTATAGGCAATAGCACGCAAGCGCCGTTTATGTGGATGGACGCTCTAGTCGGATATGGGCAGAAAATGCCAGAGTACAGAGACTGCGTTGACTGCAAGATTAGTAATGAGCACATCAAACATCTTCCTGATGAATTTTCAGAAATGAAGAACATCTACGAAGATACAAAAAACGGCTTAATCCCATGTCTGCAGGACTACCAAAGCAAATACAACATAAGCATGAATTTCATGGAAGCAATTAATTATGTGAGGTACAGGGAGAATCAACACTTCAATGTGCACAGCGACCATGGCTTCTCGTATGTGTGCACGGTCTCGTCGGTTATGTACCTTAATGATGAGTATGAAGGTGGAGAACTATGGTTTCCGTACCTAGAGATGTCTTTTAAGCCAACATATGGCGACATCATCTTGTTTCCGTCAACATTTATTTATGCTCACGCCTCAAAGCCAGTCACAAAAGGCACTAAGTATGCCGCAGTAACAATGTTTGACTACAATGACACATTCCACGATTACACGGATAAGAAAAATCCTTACGATGCCACGCCTAACTATTAAAAGAAGTTCTAACGAACTACCAATAGT